GAAAATGACAGCAACAGACGACGACCTCCTTGCAGCACTCAATGCACTAATCGTTCTGCTTACGGCTACAAACGCCAAACTCGATACGATTCTGCACATCATGGGAGTACAATAAAATGGGATGGAGAGAATTTATCGCGAGGCTCTATCCTATAACCGGCGAGCAGCTTGACGATGAAACGGTCACGTATGATAAGATCGCAGACGCAACGATCACAGCTGATAAGATAGCCGCTGGAGCTATAGTTGCGGCTGGTATAGCAGCAGGTACAATTACTAACGATAAGCTAGACGCTTCTGCAGTAACCGAGGCCGTAACGGTAGCGAAGACGTTTACGCACGCTTCACTAGCAGACGCGGCGGGCATATTAGGTTCTCAACTATCAGGTTCGGCCAATATAGCAGGAACACAGTTAGCTTCAAACGCAGCAATAGCTGGCTCTCAGCTAGGAGTAGGAGCGCTTCATCAGGTAAAGACAAGTATAGGACACGCAAACGCAACACCTGCTATAGCGGTGCTACCGGCGTTTTCAGTGCTCATAGATGTCTTCACGTATTGCACTGAAACATACACTGCGACAATTCCAACGATTGACATAGGCTATGCTGGAGGCGGAAATAGTAATAAGATACTGCCAACAGCATCAATCGGTAAAACAATCACTAATGTAAGTGGTGATGATCCAGCAGTGCGTGGAACCGACCTATACGTTGCAGGAGCGCAAAATGGCACAGGCGTCTATGATGTGACAACATGGGCGCATCCAAAACCCAAATTTTACGCTGCACAGACAACGGTAATAGCTACTATAGCAGGCGGAACGGGTAACGCCGGAACGATGGACGTTTACCTAAGCTACATACAAACGGCGTGATGGGATAAGGTAGAAATGCTAGAACCTTTTAACGCTGATGCAGATAAAGACGACGCTGCGCCGAAAGAGCCAGAGCCAGTTAAAGAGCTTAATGTAGACCTAGCGAGGCCGAACGTTAGTGAGGGCGAGCGCTCTAAGCCTAAACTCTTGTATAGGGAAGGCTTGCGTATGCTCACTCCTATTAGGCCGATTGCCGGCCAGGTATGCGAAGCAGTACGCGCAGGCTTTGCCGACGCTATGCGTGAGTTCTGGGACTACGTGGCCGATGAGGTTAAGTTTGATATTACGGCGCACGAGGATAATCCGTTTACCGCAGTGCGCTTTGTAGAACCGCTGCCTCGTGTAACTGTTACGCTACGGCTTGTTTTTGATCGTAGCCACCGCGTAATGAGTGTGCGCAGGCAGGCAATAGTTGTAGGTATAACGAAGACACTGAAGGAGCCCTTGCTGGTAGGAGTTAAAGGCGAGACACTGTTAAAGCTCCGTGCAGTAAGAGAAGTGAATTATTTTAAAGTAGATGATGGAAAAGGAGCGAGCAAGCCAGGCGCCGAAGTGACGCTCGTGTTTGCTCTCGAAATGAGGAACAAATAAAAATGACTGGAGCACCAAAAGAGTATCTGGGCGGCAAGTTTTTGGTTAGCGTTAACACGTCGGGGGATGACGACAACCCTACGTGGACGCACGTTGGCGGCCAGAGAAAAGGCAATTTTCCCCGTAAGTCGGATATAGTTAAGGCACAACATAAGGACTCATTTCCATGGTATCGTAAGGTTTACGGATACATGGACTGGGCGTTTGATTTTGATGGCGTCTGGATTCAGGACAGTGAGTCGCACATACAAGATGAAGGTATTAAAAAGATGCAGGAGCTGCAGAAGTCACAAGAAGATGCTTATGTCAGAATTAGCACGCCACCTGCAACAGCTACAGGTGCTGTCGGTGATGGCTCTAATTACTACGGTTACGCGTTAGTTGCAGAGTTTACCCTCGATGGCCCGCACGACAACGTTACGACCTATACTGGGAAGCTAGAAGGTAACGGCGAATATTTGTTTGTAGAGTAACGGGGGCGATGTAGATGACAATAACAACATTTACCCCCATAGTACCCACCTTAAACGCTGGGCCGAACGTTACTCCAGGAGTTGAGCCGCTCGATCCGGAGGAACTGACCTTTACGGCGGTAGGACAGACCGGCGACCTCGTGCCTATAAGCACTACGAGGTTAACGATGGTATTCGTTAAGAATACTAGCGCGGGTACGCCTACTATAACGCTTGATAGCCAGTTAGACCCCTGGGGTGCAGATAGCTGCCACGATCTAGTTATAACGATGAGCGCTGGGAACGTTACGCCTAACATAAAGTTAGTCGGCGTGCTGTTACCTTACCGCTGGAAAAACACGGCAGGCTACTGCACACTCACCTATAGCGCAACTTCGGACGTAAGCGTAGCGGTTGTACACGTGCCTTATACGAGTAACTAAGGGAACTAGAAAACTAGAAAAGGAGAAAAAAAAGCAATGGCAGCAGATTTAGTATTTACTGCACTCACGCCGAACATAACGACAGGGCAGGTTTTTACGACTACCGATGTTGTTAGCGGCGCAGATACCTATAACCTTATCCCCGTTAGCAGCTCAATGCGCACGCTCGTTGTAATAACGAATAAGGACTCCAGCAATCACACAGTAACCTTTACGAGCCAAGCAGACCAGTGGGGCAACGTAGGTGCAGGGCTTGATAAGATTGTTACTGTGAAGGCCAACAAAACCGTTATACTGGGTGTGTGGGTTAGAAGCCGCTGGGCAGACCCCGATGCAGCTGATGATGCGGATGAGACGACTTATACGTGTAAGGTAACGTATAGCAGCGCAGCTAACACGAGCATAGCCTTAATAAACGTACCTAACGCGAGTATGTGAGTGCCTAAGCTAAGCGGCTACCCCCTTGACGCGGCAGTGAGCGATGTAGCCTATAACGCTACGTTTACCGTTTACCGTGCAACGCGAACGCCTAACGATAGCGGCGGGGTTCCGCAAACATGGAGCTTAGTGAGTTCTGGAGAAGGCCGTGCGAGGGAACTCAGTGACAACGAAAAGCTGGCAAACGAAACGCGAAAGGATAAAATCTCGCATAAGCTCTACTGCGGGCCTACGCTAGACGTGCAGCGCGGCGATGTTGTTGTAGTTACTAACGCACCTGCAGGAGGCGCACAAACGTTTCTGGTCGTGCACCCACACCTGCCTGACAATGTAATGCACCACTTCGAGATTAAGGCTAAGTCATTCCTGCGAGGTAGCAGTGAAACACCTACAGGGTTTGTATTTACTGCAGCGTTGAGTTCTGATGAGAGTGATACCGTCAAACCGACGGAGGCCAGTCACTTAACGTAAGGGGTATGCGTGCAAGGGTATCTTCGGTACCTAACCCTACGGGGTAACGGCCAGAACATGGGTAAGAAAAATGGGCGATATTGATTGTTCGGCAACCTTTAGCCACAGCTTTAATAATGAGGCAATAATGGAGATCGCCAGGAAAAAGGGCGGGCCTAAAGTAAGAGAGAAGGCTGAAAGAGTTTGCGCTATAGCAAAAGATAACGCGCCTGTTGATACCGGAGCGCTACAGGAGTCAGGACACGTAGAAGAGGTCGTGCCTGACGAGGTTTACAATGTCGTCTTTGATGCTACAGGCGAGGGCAGCGAGGACTCCTATGCACGATGGGTAGAAGAGGGCACGAGTAAGATGGACGCACAACCTTACCTACGGCCTGCAATACTGGGGGCTAAGGATTAGAGGACTAATGTTGATAACGCTCGGCCTTCGGCCTCGCTTGTTAACCATGAGTAACGTTTAGGCTAAAAAGAAAAATGACCTACCAACTCAGCAAAGCAATTTACCAGATGCTCATTAATGACACTACCGTAACTAGCCTGCTCTCCACCTATCACGGCGGGCCGGCAGTTTTTACGTTCGCACCTTATCCTGAGGATGCGGTCAAACCCTTAATTATTACAGAAGGGAGCGTGAGCGATAGCGCACGCGACACTAAAACTACAATAGGGGACGATATACGCAGAGATGTTAGATGCTACACCGATGAGACGGGTGACCAGATGCCAGTAGAGCAGCTGGGTCAGGCAGTTAAGGAACTCTTTCATAGGCACGAGGAAAAGCTGCAGAGTTATATGACCGGTTTCGGCGTAGTTAAGTGCTGGGCTGACGGCCCTAGGGCGGCAAACGTGCACACGGTTGACGAGTTTGTTTATGGCAGGATCGTTTCGCTAACGGTCTGGCTTACGCGGGATCAGGAGGATATGAAGTGGCCGCTTTAGTAGATATAGTTGATACTGTTACTGACCGCGATGCACCTATTAACGTACACGATGGCTGCACGCTGTTACCGTTTACACTTATCCGCCTAGGTGAATACGATCTGTATAGGATACGTTATACTATTATGGCCCTCCTGGAGATTGAGCAGGTGTTCTGCCGCTCATTATGGACAATTATAGAGCAGGCCCTTATAGGCACGCTGGGAGAGGAAGAGCAGACTATCATATTGCACAAAGGG